TCATTGCAGCGAGCACAGCCAGAATGGTTTCATCTGTCGGATACGGGAAGTCCATCTCGTGGATGGTGGAATCACCTTTGACTCGCCACTTGATGGTCTTTGAGTCCCAATCCCTGTCGTCTGACATGATTAGCGCGGATACGTTCTCGGGTACTGGGTATCCAAAGAATGTGTATCGCCCAGTGTCAACATGCCTGATTGCGTCACTTGCCGTACTGCGAGCCATTGGTTTTTCTCCATCCTCGGTTGGTAGTTTGGTCAACCACACGGAGATTGCCTTTGCTATTGCCGCCACCGCCGTCCAGCATCTTCTTGTGATCTACATCGCGCCCGTCGCCCTTCTTGACTTTGCCTTCTTTGGCTAGTGCAGCTCGGGCTGCGTTGCGCTTCTCACGGTTGTCCACTTGCTCTGGTCTGGCGTTGTATGCCTTGTCGTATGCGGCTTTCTTAGCCCCGCCCTTGTTCATAGGAGTCCTCCAAATAGTCACGTAGTTGTTCGACATCATCGACTACCAAGGCTCTACCCCAGTGGTCTTTGATCTCTGCGATGACACGGTCTTGATTAGCCGTGGTGTCACCCCTCTTGCCGGGGGCCTTTGTCTCGATTGCCAGAAACTTTCCTTCCCAGCAGCAGATGAAATCAGGGATGCCCACTACGCCAAACCCATTCTGCATGGGCATGAAGTACCAGATGTCTCTCTTGCGCAGTTCTTTTTTAACTGCGTCTTTGACTTTACCTTCGGGTGTCTGTGCCATTATTTACTCCAAAACTTAACCAGTGACAGCCACATTACTACACCAGCGACGGCAACAATGAGGCCGAGACTTAGTCCGACGATTTGCATCCAGCTCATTTCTTCTCCTTGTAAAAGTCACACGATTTAACTGGGCACCAGCCACGGCACAGGCCACTAGGACGGCACGGCCATGACTCACGCTCATATGCAGACTCTAGCTTACGCACCCTTGGTAGGAAGCCGTTCCAGATACCAGCGACTTGGTCACGATGATAGGTGGCCTTGTCAATCTTCTTGTCACGCAGCCACACGAAGCCAGTCGTCACATAGTTCACTTCAGGGTAAGTTGCAAACGTGTAGCCAACATAGAGTTCGAGCTGCTCAGTGAGCTTGCGCTTACCAGTCTTGTAGTCAAACACACCAGCCTTGTCACCATGGATAACCAGCAAGTCAGCGATACCGCGTGACCACGCATTGCCCCACTCAGCAGGTTGGAAGTTTTTGTCCACTGCCATCTGTTCTTCACAGAGCTTCTGGCCGGGGAGCGCAGCGAACTTAGCAGCGATGCTTTCCCATTGCTCCATGCCTTCGGGCAGAGGTGTGCCATCACGGACACGGTACTCCATAGCAGTGTGGACTTTCTCGCCCCACATCGTTGCCTCAGTCGGCGGCTCCTTGATGTCCTTCAGTACACGAACATGGTAGAACTGCCTTGGGCACGTCTCAAATTTGTCAAGCTGGGAGTATGTCCAAGCGGGTATAGCCATAGGGGTTCCTCTCAAAGACCAAAGTCTTTAAGTTATTTAGCGTCAGCGTAGTTCTTACCGATGTCGCCTTCACATGAGACAGGCAGGTCAGCACACCACTTAGGTGGAACTTTCATTACCTCTAGCATGTACTCTAGACACCACTTTGCAGCGGGGGTCGGTACAACAGATATTACCTCATCATGCACGGTCAGTGCAACTTTATATCGTCGATCAGCATCAGGGTTGTCGTTCTTACGCAACTCAATGTCGATCTTGGCCATCTGGTCAAACACAACGATACGAGCCAGAGCTTGCACGATGTTCTCAACCATCTTACCGCCGTAGATTTTAACAGGGCCGTAGCGTCCGTCGTACTCGTAGCCGTCTGCGTTCTTACGCAAGTTGGGGTAACGAATCATCGTGCCGTTAGGCAGGTGCACACCTTCGGGGGTACAGCGCAGAGCGATGCCAACACCGAGCTCACACTCAAAGCCCTTGGCCATTTTCTCGAGCGACTTCTGTGCGTCTTTCCATATCTGGGCGATCATATGGTACTTGGCGCGGTACAGCTTGACTGTGTTCTGCGCGTCTTCCAATGGCATGTCCACGGAGATGCCGCCCATACCGATCTTGAGTGTCGCCTTGAACTTGTCAGGCCCCATGCCGTAGCCTAGGCCCAAGATACAGGTCTTGCCTACGAAGCCCTCAACCTTGTCTGGGTTGTACTCCTTGCCGTTCTCGTCAATGGCTTTGCGTTTACGGTCAACATGGCGGCCATACACCACAGAGGCAAACGATGAATAGATGTCCACGTTGTTGCGGAAGTCTTCAACCAAGTCCTCTTGGCCAGCCCACCATGCAACGACACGAGCTTCGATCTGTGCAGAGTCAACTGCTACCAGTGAGTGCCCATCAGGTACGGTGATTGACTTACGCAACGCCCCGCCGCGAGGCAGGTTCTGAAGGTTCATCTTGTCGCCACCTGAAGCCCGACCAGTATGCGCTCCCCAGTAGTTGAGCAGAATCGGTAGACTCCCTCGCTCGGCAATACCAATGAACGACTCGGTACGGGTTTCCTCGAGCGTAGATTTGATGCCGAGACGCGCAGCAACGATGGCCTGCACCCTTGGGTCATGATGCTCGGCGAGAGCTTTGAATTCTTGGTCAGTTTTACTAAAGGCATAGGCTTCCTTGTTTGTACGCAGGCTCACCTTTACGGGCGGCTCAACTCCAAGCCTCTTCAACACCTCAGCGAACTTGGGGTTCGACATCAGTGCTTCACGTCCAACAGTAGCGTCGATGCGCTCCATCAGTTTCTCTTTGTTCGACTGCACCTTGAACAGATGGTCAACCAACACATTCCTGTCCAGCTTAAGCACTGGGTCAGTGAACATGCGAATCATCAGGTCTTGGATGTAGAGTTCCTTGGGAGGGTTCCACTGCTTGAACACATGGTAGAGGGCATACGTCAGGTCAACGTCGTGTTTGCAGTACTCACCATAGCGAGCCAACTGGTCAGCAGGGAAGTCTTCACGGCGTAGGCCAAGTGCATTGACAACCTCTGTGCCCTTCTCGTCCAGCAGATACTTCTTAGCCAGTGCTGCTAGTGAACCACCAACAGTGAGTCCAGTAACGGGGCGTGCCATCGATAAGGTATCGAGATAGTACTTCGGCTTGATGCCATAGCGCCATGCAAGGATTGCTCCGTCGAAGGCCATGTTGTGACAAATGAGGTAGGCATTAGGGATACCGAGTTCATGAAGCGCTTCGGTAATCTGCCTGTCCGTACCTGTAACCCAACGGGTTTCTCCGTCGTCGACTTTGTAGGCGAATCCAATGACTTGGAATTGCTCGTCTCGGATGTAGTGTTCAGTGGTGTATTTTTTGAGTCCATAGTCTTTACTGTAGTACGTCTCAAAGTCGAGGGTGATGAGTTGTGTCATGTCTTCTTCTCGTGGTGATCTTTTAGGTAGTTGAAGGCTGCTTGCCAGCCCACCCATCGGCAGCGCACATGAGCATTGGCGTACGTGTTGTCGTAAGGAGTAAGCGGCTGAGAATGGTTCTTTGCGTGCCAAATCTCAAAGGCTTCCCGCATGGTCTTACTGTCCTTCTTCCTATATGGCACAGTGATGCCAATTTCTTTCCTAGTCATTTGGCATTGCTCGTTGGATAGTGATGCGCACTCTCAGTGGCTCACCTTTGATCTTGAAGCTGTCGATGTCAGACTGTGCTTCGCTCTTGTTTGCATACAGTGAGTAGCCCACTGTGCTCCATGCTGCTTTGTGAAAGGCGCTGTCGTGGATGCCAATAGCCCACATGGTGACTGTGGTGCGGTAAGGTTGCCTGCTCATAAGGGGGCCGCTTCGAGTTGCTTGAGTTTATTTACGGTCATAGTTCGGATTGCGTTTGGCTCTTCCCGAGGCGATCTGTTCGCGAGCTTCAGCAAAGAAGTCAAGTCCACTGCTGGAAACGGCCACTGGCCTTGGTTTTGGTCGGGGGCTGCGGTACGGCTTTTTCTCTTTTGGTTTTTCATTTAGTTCCTCCCAGTTCGGCCAAGGTGCGCCGGGCGCTAACACCGTCTTCATCGTTGATTGCTCGGGCTCGTTTGTAGATGATGTCTTCTTTGACAATGTCGAGAGCCTGTTCGAGTTGTCTAACATTGCACGCGTCAAGCTGCGCATCATGAATCTCCATTGCTAAGTTAATTGCCACAAGTTCAGGGCCAGTGGCCACGAACCGCATGTCGTTCTTTACACCACGCTTAGCCACAGATAGTAGAGCGTCTTGGCCAGCACGAATCTCTTCTTGCCAGTCGTCCCCGATACCCATACGTCCGAAGCCCTCCATCATATTGAACGCGCCAATGATGATGTCGATGTCTTCTTTGTTGGCCTCGCCCTTACGCAGTTGCTCGATGGCTACGTGGTTCTTGATGCGAATGTCCACAGCTAACGACACAGATGAGAATGGTTTAAGGCCACTCGTCACCCATGTCATCACGTCAAGGCGTACGCCCTTCGGTTTGTACTTACTCTTCTTTCGCATCACGCGCCACTATCGCTTGGAGTTGGAAGAAGATAGCCATGAGGAAGAAACACATGGCATAGCCGACAGTGAAGAACGTCATTGACAGCGCGCCCATCAGGAACGCGCCAGCGGCACAGACACATAGGACGTTGTAGAGGAAGTGGTAAGTCACATTGAATCCAATCTTGCTTTGACTAGTAACGTAGCGACAGCATCTTGGACACTCTCGCCTTCCTTGAGGACGTACATGGTCGGGCCTGACTGGCGACCACCAACTAGGTTTTTGCCCATCGTGTTTTGGCTATGCGACACAAGCACTGTTCCGTTCATTGCTCGAAACATTTGCACAGATGTTTGTGGCTCACCCATGCTGTGATGTGTAGTTGCATACGCACGGTCTTCAGCGATGCTAATCTCAGCACTAGAGTTCAGCCAGTTGCGTAGTTTTCTTTTTAACCAACTCATACTATGCTCCAAAGATTTGTTTGAGTTCGTCGTACAGCTTACGGGCTTGCACGATGGAAAGTGTGTTGAGGTCAACGGGTGTGACTTGTACTGTGGGTGTAGCAGCAGCTTTATTCTTAACTGGCTCGAGCTTTACCTCGGCGACCGCTTGCTTATTGGCTTTGTGCCCTTCCTTGATGCGGCGAGTCATCTCTTCTTTACCGAGCTTGGCGCGGGCTGCTTGCATCTTGGACACAATTTCCAGCTTAGCGGCGCGAGGGTACGCATCCACTGCAACTGAGTACATGTATCTCCCAGTAGTACTGCACATGGCTTTGTGTAAAAGCTTGCGCTTTGCCATCGTATAGAGCTGAGACATCACAGATGACTCTAGAATCTCACCAGTGAAAGCTTTGGCAACTGCATTACCGTAGCAAGCTGGGTGGGCTTTAACCCAATCGAAGATGCGCTCGTTGTTGGTAAGCACCACCGGCTCCAACGGCTGCTCAGGGTCATCGAAGCTTAAGTTATCAAGCTCTGTGTGTTTAGTGAGTAGTTGCATTTTAGGTAATACCTTTGTGAAAAGTTCAGTACGTAAGTCAGACATAGTTATTTGTCCAGTTGTTGTTCAACGATGGTTGCGATGAATTGATCTTTCAACTCGTCCATGTCTTTGCAGATTTTTGAATATTTGCCACTGCGGAGGATGAAGCCGTTGTCGACTTTCTCTACCGTGAATGACGTGGTGTTGTGCATAAATACTCGAGGCTCTAGCGGGGCCTGCGGCCATTGTTGGTTAACTGCTCCCATACCTAATCCTGTGTTCCCGAAGCCTTGGCTAGCGGGCCATATGGCGTTTTGCGCTGCGTTTGCTGCTGAGTTCATAGGTAGATGCCTCTGTACATGTGCGTTGTATTCCGCTTCGCGCATACGTTCCGTAAGATACGCCATCGCGTCCGCATGATCATCGTGCTTCTTCTCTCTGGCGCTTGAGGCACTCGACGAGCTTCTCCAAGTAGTGCAAGCCTTTACCAACTTCTTGAATTGATTCATCTTTACTCCCCATACGCATTACATATTTCAAAGCACCGCCACGGTAGTAGCCGATTTGTTGTTCGATTGGCCATGTGTCCACCACATCCCACGGTTGAACCGCGAGTTTCTTGTAGTGATCGCCGCCGACTTGTCGCAGACTTGGTTGCATGATAGGTGTCACTCTCTCAGTTGTTGGAATGTAGCCAGTAGCCAATCGAATGTTGCGAACGACAGGGCACACATCAGGCTCGTCGTATTTACATCCAGTGGCATCGCAGTGATTCATGTGTTGGTAGTATTCCATCAGTCGTATACCTTTATGTATGGGTCAAGCCCTTGGTGAATCATCAGTTGTACGAGGCGTGACTCGATACGTGCCATCCTCGCAGCGAGCTCCTTGTTGCTCGGTTGTGAGCTTGACGGCGTACTGAGCAAAGAGCCACTTGTCTCCAAGGGCTTTGACACATTGAATCCAGTCTCGCTTGTAGCGGTCACGGACTTCTGGTGTGACGTCGTAGTTGTTAAAGAGCTTTTCAGCTCGTGCTTCGAGTGTGAGTATTGACATTCGTCGTCTTTCATACAGTCAGTTTGGATGCGACAGCGGCTGCTGTCAGGGTATCGACATCAAGGGTGCCAAGGAGTTCCTCAGCACTGGTCTTGGGCTTCTCTCGCTTGATGCCATTGGCTTTCTCAGCCACACGGTCAAGGTAATCTTGGTTGATGTACAAGGACAGGCCGGGCCACAGCTTGAGTGCTTCGTTCAACGACTTAGCAGAGTTCAAGAACTGGCGAACCTTGTCTGTCACAGCTTCCCATCGGTCGTCAATCTCTCGCATAACTTTGCGATGGGCAACAAGCTCTTTAGCACCTTGGGGGAGAAGGTAACTGTTCTCGTTGACCTTAGTGATATACCCGTAGTAGCTGCTGTTACTCTGCTCAGTGCGGGGGCATGGAAATCCAGAGGTTGCCATAACTTGGAAGTCGACGTTGTATTCTCTCTCAGCCTCGGGGTCTAGCCTGTATGCGACGCGCAGTGTGATCTTTCCGGGATTGATCTTCCAGTCCTCGGGCATCTGGTCGCGTAAGTGTTGGTGGTTGCCCCAGATAAGGGCCGTCATGTTCCCATCGTTATCAGGGACGGTGCACGACTCGGGCGGCACAGTGTGCAGTGCCTTTTCTTTGTCCCGCATGTTGCGGATGTTGACCCGCGTAGAGTCTAGGAGGCCATTGGAAATGGATACGTATGCCATGGTTGTCTTTCAGTAAGTGATTTGATGATACAGGAAACGTGTGTATGTTCTATAGTTCGCTATAGTTTATTTTTTCATGAGACCTCCACTTGTTCATAACCGTTGGTTGTAGCGTAGATGTGTTTACGCAGTGCCTTCATGCCGTTGTCAAGGGTACGCTCACGCATCAGACGAACACGCTCATCCATCGTGCGCTTCTTGTACTCACCATCTACCCATACATGTGTGTCGGGCTTGTTGGCGATACGCATACCGTGATTGAGCACAGCTAGTGCATCGTCACCTGTTGGGTTCTTGTAGTCGATGTCAGCAATCAGCTTACCAATAGGGGGCGAGTACCAGTAGTTGCTGAGCTTCTTCTCGATGTGTTCTTCAAAGCCAACACGTAGCATGACCATGGCTAACTTTCGGATGACTGCGGTGTCTGCTTTGACTGATTGGATTGCTTCGTTCTTCACGATAGTCTTAATGTCCTTGGGGATGTTGAGGCAGTCGACTCGGCCTTGTGGGAGGTCAACTTGGAACTGTGTGCCCTGCTTGTAGGGGATGGTCTTGTCTCTGGTGTTTGCACACCATGCTGGCTTCTCCCACCCATGGGCACCATAGAAGTGGCTCGTGACACGAATGGCAGTCTCTTTGTTACGGTGGTGCCCTGTGTCTGAGTAGATAGTCAACCCAGTGATGTCTTGCAGACGGTTGCGAATCGTCATGTGGTGCACACTAGGCCAGCTCTTCGTATTAGGTGCAAGCAGTGTCATCACGTTGTCTGGTGCGATGCTGACCAATGGCGTTTCGTTGCGTACTTCACTACGCTTGTATTGGCCGGAGGTTTCATCTTTCTCCCAGTTGTACTGCAAGAAGGTGAATGTGAACGTACCGTCATCTGCTTTGGTTAGCCGTGTGTCTGTTTTGTACGCCTTGAAGTCATTGCTCTTGCGGCGTGTATCGAAGATTTTTTCTGTCCAGTTGTAAGTAAGTATCGCGCCCATGTTTTCTCCTTAAGTAAGTTTCTCTGCTATCTCAACAGCAAGCCAACGCTCCATCGAGCTTATAGTTGCTTCACAGTCTGCCTTGATGGTTTGGTCTGACGCCAAGTCTGTCTTGTGTTGTGTGGTTATCACGAACGCGCCGTCCATATACTGAACAGTAGCGATCAGTCTGTTGTACACCGAGTGGATGTTGGTCTCGAATAGCTTGGACTTCCGAGTCCCGTACATCCATCTAAGTTGCTTCGTCGAGTCGTTGCTTAACGTCATACGCTTCCTCCAAACTTGGATGCACCTCGTGTATCCATTCGATTCGTTCCTCAAGCTCAGCTAATTGGTCTTCAAGGTCACTGACTTCATCCTTGAGTCGAGCGTTCTCTTCTTGCAGCTCGTTGCATAACGATTGGTGATACGCCAAGTCTTCTTCTATCTCAGCGATTTGGTCACTTAGGTTGGCCATTTAGTTCATCCTTTCACATGCTGTTACCCATGCTTGTGCTTCTGCTCTGGTGTTGAACACCATCTTCTGCTTCACACTAAAGGCATGTGCGTGATACTCATGCACTGGTTCGTCGTAGCTTTGCCTTGCCCGAATAACTCTGTGCACTTCGCCTAAGCGAGCTCGTGACTCACCTCCATACAATCCGTAGCTCCATTTCTGAGTGTCGTATGAAAGGTTCTCCCATCTGTACTCGACTGTCATAGTCTCACTATTGCTATCGTCCATGCCTTGGCCTCCTCCTCTGTGTAGAACATTTTTCTGTGTCTACCAACCTCTACGCCATACATCCACATCTTGAATGACTGCTTCGTAGTGCATAGAAGAAGGCGCACCGTCGCTTTGTAGTGGTAGCGGCTATACAGAGCGTAGTCAAAGTCATACAGCCTCCACCCCCGCAGCTCTTCTTCCTTAACAACAGTGCGCCACTCTAGTTGCATGATGCTTTCTCCAATGCGTAGAGAGTCCACAGATATGCTTTGGCGTCCTCCACATCAGTGAAGTACCTAAGGCCTTTACCCATGGACAAGTCTGCGTAGTAAGTTCCGAGCTCTTCATTGATTTGCACAACCTCGCCAACGATGTAGCCCTTGCCTACTGTGGCATCGCATAGATACCACTGAACTAAACCAGCCCTGTCACGGCTAGTCTCGTCGGAATTAACCCAGTGCGTCACTGCTCTAACTCGAAGTGAATGTTGTCACCCCATGGTGCGTCGACGTCGCTGCTGATACACCACACGACTGGATAGCCGGGGTCTTGGCCGAAGTATGTGTAGCCGTCAGTCAAGCACACGAACACCTGTGGCTCGATACCCTGCTCGGCAAGGAAGTCAAAGCCTGCTGGCATATGTGTGCCACCACCTGAGAAGAACTCGAGGCTGACCTCTTCACCGCAGTCGAACTCCATGTGCTTCTTGACCTCGGTGTCTGTGTAGATGACATGCACCTTCTCTGGTCGGCACTGCTCGATGATGCGTGATAGGTGACCGTTGTAGTAGTCGAGCTCGCGTTTGCTGATAGAACCAGATACATCGACCTGCACAACAAGCTCACCCATCTGTGGCAACTTGTCAACGCTAGGCAGATAGTGATCTACGAAGCGACGGTTAGGACGACGCCAGCTCTGACCCTGTGCAACGCACGCAGTCATGTGCTTCTCAAGGATGTCATACCAAGGAGTCTTGACCTCGAGCAAGCCAGCAACCATCTCGGCTAACTTGCCAGACAACTTGCCGCGCATCTTGGCAGCTTGAGCAGCCTCGGCGATCTCGACCTTGATCTGACCCTCGATCTCTTTAATCTCGTCAGGTGTCAGGGGCTTGCCATTACCATCAGCACCAATGCCATAGATAACGTCCTCACCTAAGCCGTTGTCACCGTGGTCTTCGGGCAGCTCGTCATAAATAGTCTCGGTGGTCTTGTCCTTGGAGCCAGCCATGTTGACTGTGTTGGGGATGCGCTGGCCTACGTTGCTGTCGTCGAGCGTGTCGTTAATCCAAGCGTCACCTGCATAGTTCCACTTCTTATGATTGCGAGCACCCTTGCGTACTGCGTGCTGACCGATGACGTGGCCTACCTCGTGGCACAGACCCCACACAATCTGCGGCACAGTCAACGACTCGATGAAGTCATTGTTGTAATAGATGTTGGCACGTGCATCGACGGCCAGTGTTTGGATGCTGTTGTCACAGATGAGCTTACGACGCAGAAGAATTGCTGCGAAGAAGGGATGGTCAAGCACGATTTGTGCTTTTGCTTTTTCTAGTTTAGTTGCCATTTGCGGCCTCCAGTTTCTCGTTTACACACATTGCTACTGCCTGAGCGAATGACACCTTCTGCACACTGACAGACTGGTCTTTCTTGCGGTGCCAGATTTTGTTCTCTCCATACCCATCGCTACTTACCATCACGATGGTGTCCTCAACTAACTTGAGTGCTGACGCGGGCATCATCATGTCGTACCCAATCACCACGAACTCGCTCATCTTCTCGTCAGCTTTGGGCTTGCGTTGTGGTTTGAACTCAACCTTTACCTCACAGTCACGCAAGATGCGAAGCATGTACCTCGCCGTCTTGATCGGTCGAAACACTAAGTTAATTAGTCTCATGCTTTATCTCCTTAAATTTAAGCAGCCCATCACGTCCCCGTGTAGCTGTTGCCTTTCCGTCAACGAGGCAGTCCACGATGAACTTAGCCTCGCGAATTGTGTGCACCAGAAACGCAATCTTCACTCGTTGTGCATAGAAGTACGCAAGGAAGCACACGTTGAGCCCGATGCTTACGATCAGTAAGTCAAAGTCTGTCATAAGAACCCCATTGGTTGTTTGACCTTGCCGTCCACTTTCTGTGGTTGCTTGGCCTGTTGCACATAGCGACGTTGGAGCCAGTCGCTAACTATTCGTGACAGCGTGTATGCGATAGCAATCAGGAAAGCCAATAGCAATCCTGACGCCATGTACACCATGTCACGTACCCAACCATCAAGCCAGTCCATACGCAGCCATCTTCTTGGCAATCGCATCGAGCTTCGAGGCAGCCTGCTCACGCACTGCTGGTGACTCACGCAGAGAGTCCTTGTTGAAGTTGTAGATGTCAATCGCTTGCATCAGTGTGTCAGCCATGGTGTCTACATCAGGGTCACTGTTGACGTTCAATGCCTTGGCACGCCGTAAGCCCTCGACTACATTCTCCACAGCGGTGTCACGGAAGATAGCGCCCTCAGTACCGATGGGCTTGTTGAGCTTCTCGACTAAGTGTTGCAATGGTTCGAGCATGCCCTTGATAACCTCAGCACGCGCACCCTGCGCAACCTGCTCCATCGACGCATTGAACTCAGCCATGTCGTCGTCGCTAATGTCGAACAAGAAGTGCTTAGCATCAGGCAGTGGAGTGAAGCGTAAGTCGAAGCCCATCTTGCTACGGAACTCATCAGCTGTTGGGTAGTCTTCTACTTTGGCAGCACCCACGTTACCCAATGCACGAGCCTTGATGTCAAGCTGCACATAGTTATCGTAGTCAGGCATGTACTTGTCGAGCATGTCATCTACTGCTCGGATGCGTTGTCGCATCTGCGCCGTGTACTCCATGTACTGCGTGTTGGGCAGCAGTCGTGGGCCTTTGTCAATGTACGCCAGTGTGTGTGCCTTATGATAGGTGTAGACCTCGCTCGCTGTCTGCATGATGCGGTTGATTGGATTGAGCTTGTCACGAAACAGTTTGCGGTTGACCACAAGTGATGTGTCATCCATCTGACTCTGAATCAGTAACTCAGCCGTAATATCACGGCGTGTTAAGTTTGCTCGGCGTACTGTCAGCTTGACTAGCATTGCTTTGCTTGAGAGTGTTGTCGGTTGCATGTGTCCTCCTAAAAAGGTGTGTCAGTTGAGTCGTTGCGTAGTTTGTAGTCAGCTTGGAAAGCCAAGAACATTTCTCCAATCTCCTTGGGGTCAAGAGACTTGCATATGTACAGCTTGGTACCTGAGTCAACTCGACCTCCATCAGTGACGGGGCCAGTAATCATCATCCCCTCGTTGTCAGCGAAGGCTATCTGTACGAAGTAGCGCGTTGCCATCGTCCATCCTTACTTGGGTAAACACCCATGCTTTCGCAGTCTCCACATCGAAGAACTCCATGCGGTTGCCTGCATCGTTGGGAACCCACGCCGTGTATGACGTGGGGCCTGACTTCATGATGAAGCCGTGAGATACGCCGTTGATGACTTTGACATCACCTTCCTGCTTGGGTGCTTCACGCAACACATAGTCAGCTAACCCCATAGCGTCTTGCCATTCATATCCCATGATTAGCTAAGCACGTTAGCATTTTTAACGGCCCATTGCACGAAGGCTTTGGTGTTGACGATCTCGGGCTTGAGCTTCTTGGAGTCAAGCACACACATCACTTGGAATTCAGCGGGGATGCGGTTGATGTACTCACACACTCGGTCGAAGTTGTCCTTGGATACACGGTGAGCAAGCGCACCAGTCAGAGCAAACAACACGGGCATGTCGTCAGGCACATTAGCCTTGGCAGGGTTCATCAAGATGCCGTCAATGTCAGGCAGGTTCTCGAAGATACGCTTAAAGCCCGTGTACTCGGCAGCGGCACCCTCGCCAACAAGTCCTGCAATATTTGCGAAGTACAAGTCACTAGGCAACTCAGTGGCAACTTGGTTGGCCATTTCCCATGAACGTGGCGTTGGGTTGATTGCACGGTTGGGGTCGAAGTCAGACAGCATGTTTGGTCGGAAGCGCAGGAACTGCACCATCTCCACAGCGATGTCATTGTCGAGCGCCCAGTCACACCAGTCGTCAAGGTTCTCGTCGAAGGTCAACGTCTGCACACGGTTACCCAGCTTGGTAGTCATGCGAGTCGCACCAGACTTGTCCTCGGTACGGTTACCTGTTGCAATGATGTGCAACTTGGGGTGCAGCTTGAGCTCGCCAGCATAGCGGTCTAACAACACACGACACAGTGGGTTCTGCATGGGTGTAGTCGCGTCAGACATTTCTTCTACGATCAATGCACACGCTTGGTCAGTACCGTCGTCACGGATGCGCCAGAACTCTGAGGGAGGCAACCACGAGGAATGGTCACCGTCAGTCTTGGGTAAGCCCATGATGTCTACTGGGTCGCGCAGTGAGGGGTTGAATTCTGTGATGCGGGCTGGGTCGATACCGAGCTCTGCAACGATTGAACGAGCGAGAGACGACTTACCACCGCCGGGTTTGCCCACGATGAATGGGACTAGGCTGGTACCGCGTTGGAAGTTAGCGAGCACAGAGCGTTTGATGTCAGAGTATTTCATGAGAGTCTTTCTAAGTGATTGAGTTTGAGAAGTTGAGGGGATAGTCGATTCGTCCATGCCCCTCGTCATGGTTGGGCTGTCACTTGCTAGTTCATACATGGGGGGAGCAAGTAACCACGATGCCAGTCACATCGACAAAGCTAGGCAACGCGATTCATGAACCCCCCGTTATTGTGATAGGTGCGCCCACAACGCCGTGGCGAGGACGATGATGATTGCGATGCACCAGATGATTTGGAATTCAGTTAGGTCATTTGTTGGTTTCATGTGCTTCCTCCGCGTCCATACAGAACAGTTCTAAGATTTCATACAGCTCAACGCATCTGTTTTGCCAAGCGATAGCGTTGTCCAATGCTTTGAGGAATAGTTCGCGGTCTGTCATGATTTGTCTCTAGCCTCCATCATTGAATCAGCCAAGATGTATGCGTAGTGTGGAATAACCTGTTGTGACCTGAAGTTAGCCTGCACCAATGCCTGCATTGCCTTAGCTGCGAAGTAGTCACGCAGTAGCCTGCGGAATAGTTTCTTCATGCTTGCTCCAATCTGTTTGCTACATACCTTGCCGTACCCTCAGGACTCATTTGCACGAAGATGTATCCAGCAAATTCTTCACCGTCATCGCACAGATGTTCATCGCCTCTGTCGTAGTTGATGCACCCGCCGCCTTCTAGGTCACAGCCTACGCATCCCGGTTCCTCAATCCAAGGCATGGGCTTGTAGAACTTGCCGTCGACTTTGATTTTTGATCTCATGCTTGCTCCAATCGTTTGAGAACTTGGTGGGCTATGTACTCGTCAGTGACAAGCTCCGCACCATTAGCCAGTCTGAATGTGTGGGCTGTTACGCGCCGTTTCCCGCATGCACCCATAGGTATTAGTGCGTTAAGCAAAGTTACTTGCCAGCACTTCACATCAGGAGTTACATGGGTTGTGTCTGTGACATATGCCCACACAGCCCCTTGCGCGTCATGTCGTTGCACTAAGTCCATCAGATGCACCTGACTCATGACAGGTGACGAGGCTCTATCTCGATGTTGTACCCAAGTGCTAGGATGATTTGGCGTGTGTCATGTGTGAGTGTTGCCGTGCCCGCAAGTCGTGCGAACAGTTTGGCCTTGTCGCATACGGGATACGCTGTCTGTCTGCCGTATACGTCTTTGATTCGGATGGTGATCTTCATGCTCTGTCCTTGTAGATGTTGTATCTCCACGAGGTTGCCTCGGCGTCGATGCGTTGCCATACAACTTCGCGTTGTTCTTCAGTCAGTCCTACCCATTGGGAGACTTCGATGTATGTACGTCCACAGCCTTTGCAGACTTCATCGTACAGTGTGGTGCATACGGCAATGCACGGGCTATCTGGTCTTGTCATTGGTCTAACCTCCGTTTCCACAGCTCCGCGATACACCAGTCTTTGGCTTCTTGGAGTGTGTCGTGTGTGTAGTGGTAGGGTTTACCCGCTTTATGGTCGGGCAATGAGTAGTCGTGGTTTTTGTGGTTGGGCTTCGGCACCATCGCCCTGAATCCGTTAGCTTCTAGGGACACGAACGCCACGTACTCGTCGTTGCTTACTAATATGTGCAGTGGTTTGGCATTGGAAGCATAAGCGTGTGGCTTCTGCTCTACCCAGTTCACAGCTTGCCTCCACCCTTATGGGATGAGTTGAGTCCTTGGAGCAGAGATAAGTCTGTCACCAATATGTAGTTTGATTTGGGCATGGGCACGACTGTGTGCTTGCGTTGTTTGGCCAAGAGTTCACCACATGCCGCGCAGGTTGGTCTCAGTGACTTAGCTCGTTGTGGTTCCACACGGACTGCATAGCAGTGGGTGCATATAGGAATGTGATAATCTTCCATGTCATAACCTCGATGTTGAGTGGTAAGTTCGTTTGGCTTCGATGTACGCTTGTGCCGCGTCTTCAGGTGTATTGAATACACCTAGATGTTTCTGTTTTCCAGATACCTGAATCACAGCTCGCCACTTACCACGGAAGGCAGACACACCTAGGTATGGGTTTGCCCGCTTCGGCTTGGCCTGATTCATGTTGTTCTCTGCGTGTGTGCCGTCTCTCAGGTTGGACAGTCTGTTGTCTAAGCGGTCGCCATTTATGTGGTCAATGATATTCGGCCATACCCCATGGACTAACAGCCACGCGATTCGGTGTGCTCGGTAGTTGTGCCCTTCGTACCCAATGATTCGGTAGCCGTACATTGGGCAGACATTACCAGCGACAGCCCCAGCCTTTACTCGGCCTCGGCTTTTAAGCCATTTAATCTCTCCGGTTTGTGGGTCGTAGGCAAATACCTGTTGCGCGGTTATGTGGTCTAACATTTGTGGCTCCTTGTTCAGATGCTAAATGGTAGCACAAACATTTATGCATGTACAGACTTTTGTACGGCTTTTCTGGTTCGGTGGAATGAGCTGATAGCCGCGTTTATGTTGCTCGGTGCATTACGCTCACGTATGGATTGCAAGCGTGCCATGGTTGGGTGATGTTTGGCCACAGTCTCGTCATCCAAACGGTGAGTTAGTGTGTATATAACCATGAGCTCGAGGTAGTCCCCCAAGTCCATGCCGCACGTGTTGGAGTCCGTGATAGGTCGCGGTTCTCTGCTCATGACCAGATTGCGCGGTATGAATCCAAGATGGTGTCGCCCAAGGTGTCAGACAACATGGCCTCGGGCACGGGTAAGTCACAGACATATTCGTCTATGTCATCCATCAGGTCGATGGGTTGGTCGTTGGTGTTGGTTGGGATGAGTAAGTGAGTGAGCATGATTAGATTTCCTCGGTTTGTAATTCAGTGATAGCCAGTTTGTCGATCTGAGAACTCAGTGCATAGAATTCGTCGTCGTCAATCCACCCACGTTCAGATGCAGATTCGATAATCATTTGGGCGGCAAGGGTTCGCGTGACTCGGTCGTGCTCAGCGTTGTGCATTGCGTCCAACATGAGGACTTGAATGGTGTGTGAGATGGGTTCAGTCATGATGTGTCCTATTAGATGAAGCTAAAGTCGGAGCCGGCTACACAAGCGGCCAAGGTTGCATTGAGGCACATACGTTGTGCAGTCGTGAGGTCGTTCAAGAAGACGATGTCAGTCATGATGGTGTCCGTTCAATAATAAAGTTACCTTGGGTAAGGTAGTTGAGTAACTCAGGACGATTGAGGGTTCTGTCTGTGGTGAATACTTTAGTTGCGTGGGATACCATTTGGGCGTCAGTCAGGTTGTCCGATACATCCAAACGGGTTTGGCACCAAACGTATCCATTGGGGCGTGTGTTCGGGGCGAGTTTGAGGGTTGTCCACATGATGTACATCTTTCTTCTACGTGAATTTGTTGGAAAAAATTAGGCGTGAGAAAACCAGCAAATTGAGTACTACATTGAGACCCGCATAAACATTGGGTTTTTTGAAAAAGTAATACTGAATTTGTGAATTTGTTGGGTTTTCCAGAGGGTCAGAGACTTTTACGAGAACGTAGATAGCCATGTGTGATACGCGCCGCGTAGAACACTTTACAGACTGTCTCTCTCTATAATATTTCTGACTCAAAATACATAACAAATCGTAAAATCGTAAAATTACCCCTTGGAAACCCACTGTTTACACCATTCTTTGAATTTGCTGGGTAATTTGCTGGTTTGCCTTTTGGACAATTCCAGCAAATTCGACCTGTGCTTACGCACAGTAAGTAATTAAGCCTCAACAATGAACGCGTTGTCGGTTGCAGATTCGAGGGACTTGATACCGCGCAACAGTTGGATAAAGTCACGGGCTTCGAGTTGCTTCTTAGTAAAACCCTTGGCGTCATTAGTTGGGCGCATGGCTTCGAGTTTGTCCAAGTACAACGCCATTGTGGTCTTTGATTGCCATGTGGGCAGACCAATAAACTTCTCGAACGCTTTGGCCATTGATGGAAACGCGGCGCTCAGAATGTCAGACGCGGCACGATACTTACCGTTCTCAGCCTTGTGGAACGCTGAAGCCTTGGCCATGTCCTTGTATGCACGAAGCGCGGCACCGCCCTTAAACAATGCGCCCTCAGGTGTGACAGAGAACTGTTCGCCCTTTTTGTTCTCATAAGAGACAACAGATGTATCGGCGGAAAAAATTGTGATTGAGTTAGTCATGAAAATACTCCAGTTAAGTTGCTTGATTGTGTGCACTCAGAATCAAATACACACAAAGAAGCCGCTTGCTCATAACAAGCGAACTTGAGACGGATTTTGCTGTTCTTGGTATCCGTGTGGTTGACCTCATCGCCCGTTTTACAGTCGGCGCTACTGACACTAGGCATTACTCCCCTAGTGATTTAACGTGGTGGGACTCTTACCCCTCTACACGTTTCGCAGTGCCGTACAGATACCCATAGTGCTGTATCTTGGCTTTGCCGTGTCACTAGGACGCGGATGCTTACCAGATGGGCATAGATAATCCCCCCATCAAGTCACTGTGTAATGGATGCTAACCCCCCACATAGTGCTGTTCACGAACGTAGATTTTTAATGAATTACCGCCTGAGCAAACTATGCTTTCCATGCGCTACCTACTCTGAGCCACAAAGGGCTGAATCGTACGGCGCGTTACTCACACAATGAACTGTTATCAGCGGGTAAAACTGCGATCAGTCTCACTATTTGGTGGGGCGGTAGGTTTGCACCATATCGACCCCTTCCACTACTAGGTGGCACGGTAGGTTCGGGCGGTAGGGGTAGGGGGAGGGCCACGTGCCAGAGACCCCCCGGCCTATATTTACATATGCCACACACAACAAAGGTCATTTTTTGACTATATACACACAATCGCCACACGTTGTAAACTTATTCCGCCCCATTGAATACTTAACCCACCCTATACTCCAAACCGTGCAGCTGTCAAACCGGCGTAATGGGGATGGAGAACTTGGTTATTTTCCGGTTTTCATGCCAAGGCCAACGAAACGGCAGGCGAGCTTCTTACCCATTGCTGTACATTTCAAATGTGTGTACCATACACACGTCATCAACCAACTAGGAGTTTTATATGGCCAGCAAAATGCCCGCAGCCCTCATGGCTAAGTTCAAAGGCAAGGAAACCAAGAAGGAAGAGAAAGCTGAGAAGAAGATGCCTCCAGCTATGTACAAAAAAGGCGAGATGAAAGAAGCCGCCAAAACAGCAAAGAAAAAATAATATGACTACCCTCAAGCTAGAGCTCACCATTCAAGAAATCGACATGGCCTTCGTTCTGTTTCAAGCTGCCCGTCAGGCGCAGTACACATACGACGAAGTCAACACGCTGATGCGCAAAATCCAAGAGCAGGGCAAACCCCAGTTGGAAGCATTGGCTGTCAAAGCGGAAACTCCGCCCCCAGCTCCGAAGGTGCGTAAGCCACGTGAACCCAAAGCAGTCCCAGTGGTAGCAGTGGACCCAGCTCTGCCAGACCTCAGTGACTTGAAGCTCGACTAATGAAACGCTACAACTTCTTCCTCCCCGAACAGGTTGTGGCTGCTCTACGCGCAGAAGCAGAGCGCACTGGGCTGACCATGTCTGAACTGATTCGACGCATCTTGACCGACGGGTTGAAGAAGTATGAGTAACGACTTAGACCACTTCGCGGACTTCACCGAGTTCGCGCTCTCACCTCAATCCAGCGAACCTCATGTCACCCTAGACATCCCGCCCCAGTTGGTGTGGGAGTGCGCTGCGGGGCTGGAGAATCCGACCGACGTAGCAGCTCGCTTTGGTTTCGCTGGTGAGAAGTGGGAGCGCTTACAACAGTGGCCGCCGTTCATACACGCGGTTCAGAACCAACGCGCTGAGTTTGAGCGCAATGGCATGACGTTCCGGCTCAAGGCCGGTCTGATGGCTGAAGAGATGATGAGCCAGATGTTCAAGCAGGCCATCGCCAACGACACGTCAATCATGCAGAAGCTGAGTGTGTTCAACTCACTCGTGGATGTTGCTGGCTTGAAGCCTGACAAGAAGGCCGTGGACACAAACGTGCAGGCCGCACCGAAGTTCAGTATCACGATCAACATTCCGCAGGCACAAGGCCCAGCTCCAATCACAATCGACGCATGAACTACAACGGCAATCTTACTCAGGGGCTGGTTGACGAGCTACTGGCAGTCATCCATAAATACGACGAGACGCTATTGCTCCCTACTGCACTTGGCTGTCTTGAGTTAGTTAAACAGCAGCTTATCCAAGACCACATGGGCGACATAGATGGCTAAAATAGGGTATAATACCCCTATGGAAGAAACTCTAAACTCCGGCGTGTACCTAATTCGCAATGTCTACACCAAAGACGCGTATGTTGGGTCTGCGCACGACTTCACTAAACGCTGGCGGCTGCATCGAATCAACCTTGACGCTAGGCGGCACCACTCTCGGATACTGCAAAATGCATGGAACAAGTATGGCGCTGATGCTTTTGAGTGGGTTGTTCTAGCGCGCTGTCCAAAGAACGCCGTGCTCGCGGCTGAGCAGGTTTGGTTAGACCAGCTTACTGCTAAATACAACGTGTGCCGGGTAGCGGGGTCTCGTGCAGGGACTAAAAATACCGATGCTCAGAATGCTAGGATTTCGGAAAAAGCGAAAGCTCGTTGGGCAGACCCCGCGTTCAAAGCCAAGATTTCCTTAGCGGCAAAACAAAACGCCGTGCGTGGGGCACGTATTCAGCTCCATGGGACGGAGAGAATGATTACTTTTTTGGGTGAGACCAAGACCTTGTCCGCATGGAGCGTCAGCACAGGTGTGAAGCGAGAGACTATTGCGTATCGACTTAATGCAGGGCATCCTGTTGAAATTGCATTGAGCACATCCAAACTACCCAAAGGGCCAAAGAAATGTCCGCAGTAAATTACACCCCCGTACCCTCAGTGGTGCCGTATCTTTTGTCTGACAAGTTTCAGTCCTTTATCGTTGGTCCTGTAGGTTCCACGAAGACTACAGCTAGCCTTATGAAAATACCCATGGAGGCCAAAAAGATGGCTCCATGTGCTGATGGAATCCGTCGTAGCCGATGTGCTGTTGTGCGAAACACGCGTCAGATGTTGCTTGACTCAACCATCAAAGACTTCTTAAATCTGTTCCCAGAAGGGGACGCAGGCGATTACCACCGCACAGAACTTCGGTTTACGTTGAAGTTTGATGATGTTGAGTGTGATATCTTGTTTCGCGGACTTGACGACGCCAATGACGTACGTCGTTTGCTTTCATTGCAGCTTTCTTTTGCTATGGTGGACGAGGTTCGTGAGATTAATCC